ACAAGAATGCACAACGTGAAACCTACCCTCAGTGATGAAAATTCGTAATCCTATGAAACTGTCTGACTCTACCCTTTCGCTTCTTAAAAACTTTTCTTCTATCAATCAATCGATTCTTTTCAAAGAGGGTAGCAAGCTTCGCACTATTAGTGTGATGAAGAACATTCTTGCTGAGGCAACGATCAATGAAGAGTTTTCAAGAGATTTTGGTATCTATGATCTCAATCAATTTCTCAATGGTTTGAGTCTGCATCAAAAACCTGAACTTGACTTTGCAAATGATGGTTATGTGGTGATTCGTGAAGGACGATC